CTTAGGCACTCAACATTGTCCGCACAAATGCCTTCGGAGAGCAGTTCCGTTGTGTCAAATGCAACTAATGGAATCGAGCCACCTAGAGGATACCTGTCCGTTAAGAAATCAAAGAAGGGACCTCTTAAGCAGATTGTTCCCTCCTATGCTGGTCTGAAAAACAATTATACTTTATTATGGGATATGGAATCTAATAAAGGTTATATTAATGTGGTAGCAGTGATGCAGAAATTCTTTGATCAAGCAATTTCTGGTAACTGGAGTTATAATCCAGAGCACTATGATGGATCGGAAGTTCCTACTAGTGTAATGGCACAAGATCTTTTAACTACCTATAAGTATGGGTGGAAGACTTCTTATTATCAAAATACTTATGATAATAAACATGATGAAGATGAACCTGCTCATCCTATTGGGTGGCATGATGAGGCAGGAGAAGTAGGTATTCAAGGAAAAACTAAGTTAAATAGTTTACTTGAAGAATTAAGTAATGCTGAGGAAAGTGAATGTGAATCCTGTGCAATCTGAAATAAAAGGAATGACTGTCTTCAATACTGAAGAGGTCGATACTAAAAAGCAACCCATGTTTTTTGGTAAACCATTGGGAATACAAAGATATGATTCGTATAAGTATCCTCAGTTTGAGAATTTAACCAAACAACAGTTAGGATATTTTTGGAGACCTGAAGAAGTATCTTTGCAAAAAGATAGAAGTGATTATCAGTTATTACGTCCAGAACAGAAGCACATCTTTACTTCTAATTTGAAGTATCAAACGATGCTTGATAGTGTTCAGGGGAGAGCACCTGGTATGGCATTTATTCCTTACTGCTCTTTGCCAGAACTAGAAGCCTGTATGGAAGTGTGGGGATTTATGGAGATGATTCATAGTCGGTCCTATACTTATATTGTTAAGAATGTATATGCTAACCCCTCAGAGGTGTTTGATACTATCCTTAAGGATGAGAGAATTATAGAACGTGCTGCTAGTGTTACGGAAGCCTATGATGATTTTATTAATCAAGCACAGGTTTGGGGTCAAGGTAATTTTTGGCAACCCGATGCTAAATCTTCTCCTTCAGCGCAGTGGTGTTTGAAGGATTTAAAACGTTCTCTTTATAAGGCAGTCGCTAATGTTAACATTCTTGAAGGTATTCGCTTTTATGTCTCTTTCGCTTGCTCCTTTGCATTTGGCGAAAACAAGCTTATGGAAGGATCAGCCAAGATTATCTCCCTTATTGCTCGTGATGAAAACCAACACCTTGCTCTCACGCAGAATATAATAAACAATTGGAGAAAGGGTGATGATCCCGATATGAGGGAGATTATTAAAGAAGAAGAAGAGTGGACATATAAAATGTTTGATACGTGTGTAAATGAAGAAAAGAAATGGGCACAGTATTTGTTTAAATATGGAAGTATGATAGGGTTAAATGATAAACTTCTTTATCAATATGTTGAGTGGATTGCCAATCGTAGGTTGAGATCTATTGGTTTGAAACCTGTCTATGATATTCCATTGAAGAACAATCCATTACCTTGGACTGAACATTGGATTTCGTCAAAAGGACTTCAAGTAGCACCACAAGAAACGGAGGTAGAAAGCTATGTCGTCGGAGGAATCAAACAAGATGTCAAAAAAGACACCTTCTCAGGATTCAAACTCTGAAGAAATAGAATGGGATATTGAGGATTTGAAAAGAGCAATCATTGAATCTGCCGAACAACATTGGGATGCTTACACAGGAGGTTAGTATGGTACACAATGAAAAAGCAATCATTACAAGGATAAAGGAATTGTCTATGATGTTAGATCCTCCAGGTGTTAACAGCACTTTCCTTGACAGTAGGGGTAACATGTGTGATAAAATAACCATTGAATATAATCACAGGACTAAAGATGAAACCGACAAGTGAAGAGATTAAGAACTGGGAAAAAGAGTATCTTACTATGGATGTTAATTTGACTAAAAGACAAAGAGAGATCCTTGAAGGTGCTGAGATTAAGTCTAATGAAGGAATGATGTTTGGTGGTATGTATGCCAACTGGAAAGAAAAAAAAGGTTATACCTGAACAGTATCATGCTGTTTGTCATGAGTGTGGTGGTGGAGGTTGTGAAGAATGTCATGGTGGTTGGCAGTGTACAATGGAAGACATTGGCATATGCAACAAATGTGATATGGGATGGCCGTTAGGAGAACAGAAGATAAATACCAATGAAGAAACTGTCACATGAGATGAAGACTTTTCAAGAGTTTATGCTAGAATGTTCCCAGTTGGATGAGGGAGGACTAGCAAGGCAATTAAATAAAGCCAGAACTAAAACAACTGGACACATTTCTGCTGATCGTGGTAGTAGTGAATCTGGTAATCGTTCTAAAAGAAAAGGTCTTGAAAAGGATCTAAAGAAGAAGGGTATAGGATATAAAAAGACTACTGGTAGTTACAAGTATGATGATGGGTCTACTGGTAGAGAAGTCTCTTACTCTACATCTAAACCTGATAGCATGTCTAAGCGTAGGTTTGGCAAGACAATGAGGAGATTGGGTCGTAAGCATGGTCAAGAGTCTGTGATTACAAAGAAACCCAACAAACCAGCAAGGTTACATGACACTGAGTCTAAAAAACCAGGCAAGTCTGTCAACTTAGGAAAAGAAAAACCAGGTAAACATCCACAAGGATCTGGTCAGACAGGTGAGAAGAGAACAAGAGGAACTAAATTATCCAAATCATCAAACAAGGATAGGAACATGCATTATGGCAACTAAAGATTATGATGACTCCAATTGGAGAGAAGAGTACAAAGGTTATACCTCTAGTAGGTATCAGCTAGATCTTCTTGAGAATGGTCCTAAAAGTCTCTCTCAATCATGGATGATGGGTGCGATGTATAATAAGTGGAAGAAGATTAAAGGATATAAAGATCCTGAACCACCAAACTGTCAGTCCTCCTTTAAAGAATGGAATGCTAGAGTGGAATAAATATCTGTATATGGTTTAAGATAGTATCATGTCTTCAAAAGTAAAACAGCTAACTGTTGAGTCTTTCTATAGAAAGAGACTCTGTGCTGTCGATCCTATATGGGAAGAATACTATCTTAAGATTGCTGAGAAGCTAGTAGAAAAGGGGTATGAGAGTCCTCGTTTAATTGATAATATTATAGAGTCACTTCCTCGTGAATTTAATCCTGAATTTTATTCAGTGATGATTAAAGTTAATCCCAAGATGCATGATAATTCTCATCTTGCAGAGAAAAAAATGGGAAGAGCAATAGTTGCACAACTTATAGAGACATCATTTCTTAAAGAGATAACAGCAGATGATGATCCACAGATTGCTCAGAAGCAGAAGCAACAAACACAGGTTAAGAAGCAAATACTTCAGAAGAAATTAATTGCAGTAAGAAGTGGAGCACAAGATGTTCAAGCATCTCATGAACCAGAAGGTGAGATGGTTGAAGCAGCTGCAGCTGCTCCTGTTGCTGCTGTTGGAAAGGTTGCTGCTGGTGCTGGAAAGGTTGCTGCTGGTGTTGCTAAGGGTGTAGGAAAAGCTGTTGTTGCAGGTACAAAAGCAGTTGGAAAAGCAGCTGGGGAAGGAATAAAGGCAGGAGCAAAAACAGCAGGTCAAACAGTGGCAGTTGCTGGTGGAGAAGCTGCTGCTGGTGTAGTTAGAGCAGCAGGTGAGGGTACAGCACAACGAGTTAAGAAGAAGTTTGCTGGAGAATCTTATGAGGTTGTTGAAGCAAAGGTTGATGCTGGTAAGTCTCCAGAAACAAAGGAGAAAGATAGAAATGTTCGTAAGTTTGGTGTCAGTCACAATGTTGCTGGTCATGGCAAACTAAGAAGAGCACTTCATAGATCTAACCGTGGAGATAAAAAGATACCTGGCGACAAGTCTCAGTATGTTGAGACTGAATCAGTGCAAATTGAAGGTGTTGCTGGTAAAGGAGTTTCATCAGCTGTAAAAAATTGGTATAATAAAGGTTCTAAGCGTCATAAAGATGCTGTAGAGAAGAAGAAGGTTGCTAATAGAAAGGCAGTTCCTTATGCAGCATTGTCAGCAGAGACTGAGCATGAAGGTAGTGTAGTTGTTGAAAAAATTAAGAGTGTAGTAAGAGAAAAAGTGATTGATGAAAAGTTTGCTAGACAGTATAAAGACAAGAGTAAATTAGGTCAGTCTTCTCAAAGAAAATCACTTGGTAGAGGTGCTAGTATTAAAGACGGTGCTAAAAAATCTGGATATGAAAGTAAGAAAGAGCATCGTGATACTTCTAAGAAGTTAGCAAAGTATCAAACAAAAGGTAGTTACAATGCTCATTTGAAACCAGGTGTAAGAACAGTTGAAGAAGTAATTCTTGATTATTTGAAGGAGAGAGATCTTCCTGAGAGTATTGTAGAGAAGTTAAGTGAAGAGCAAAAGACATATATTCTGGACTTATACATAGAGCAGAGTGAGAATATTAATGGATCTGTGGGTGAAGTACAAGGAGAGTCTGTTTGAGACATTTCCTGAATTAGAAGTAACGGAAGAGTGGGCTGATTGGGAAGCAAAGGGTGCTACTTTAAAGGCAGACATCCGTACTGGTGGACATTTTCTTAAGGCAAGAGAAGCACAGATAAACGATCCAAGATCTGATATATACAACACTATTCTTTATCCTAAGACTGGTGCAGATCTTCCCTGTTTTGGTATGGATCTGATGAAGTTCTCAGAGAAGAAAGTTATCATAGTATTTGACTTCCAACATCCAAGAGAGAACTATCTATTCTCAGTTGATACCTTACCAAAGGACACTGGTGAGTATAGATTCTTTGAGATGGGTAACCATTTTTCTGAGAATATATTTGTGCGTTACTGTAAACCTGATCAGGTCAATACATACTTACCTACATTCAAATATTATCTTTCAAAGTATAAAGAGATGTTGGATGAGGCTAATCCTACTGGACTAGATACAACTGTGTATAAAGATTTTGATACTTACATGACTAAATTAGATCCTGTTAGAGGATATCTAACAGCAAAGTTTGGTAAGGATAAGTCAGAATCATTCGTTGATAATTTTTTATTCTCTTACAAATGACCCATGAAAAAAATGCAAAAATTAATGAAGGAGATTATGAGAACCCCTGGACCTACCAAGGTACAACTTTCACTTCTGCTGATATTGGCGAGTTCTTCGGTTTTGTCTACCGCATTACAAATCTCGAATCGGGTAAGCAATATATCGGGAGGAAGTACTTCACACAGACTAGAAAGTCTGGAAGTAGCAGACGCAAACGGACGAGCGAAAGTAACTGGAAGACATACTACGGAAGTTCTAAAGAACTTACAGAGGACAGGAAACTTTTGGGGAATAACTCCTTCAGAAGAGAAATCATCTCCCTCCACAAAACAAAAGGATGGGTAAATTATGAAGAGACTAAACAACTCTTTCTTAATAATGTCCTAGAGGAGGATAACTATTATAATAGTAATATCCTAGGACGCTATATGCGTAAAGATTATGGCAGAATTTAAAGATGATACTCTCTATGGTACTTCTCCTACTCACATGTATATGATGGAGTGGGAGAAACACTATATGGAATGTTGTATTAATTTGCTAGAACCATATGGTGATGTGCTGGAGATTGGTTTTGGTATGGGATATTCTGCTACACAAATTCAAAAGTTTGATATTAAATCTCATACTATACTTGAACCAGATGATGAGGTATATGAAAAAGCATTAGAGTGGGCAAAGGATTATCCTAAAGCAAAGATAATTAAACAAGCATGGCCTTGTACAGATAATCTTGAGAAGTATGATTGCTTTTTCCACGATCCTTATATTGAGGATGCTGATGAGGAGTTGTTGAAATATAACTGCACTAACATATATTTTCTAATCAAATCTATAAAAGAATTATCAAAGAAAGATTCTAGGTACTCCTTCTTTTGTTCTGTTAATGGACAAGACCATGATATAGGACAGTACTTTGATCGCATTCAGAATATATTTAAGGAAGAGTTTGGTAATGATATTGAATATAAAATTTCTGTATACACATACGATGATACTGATGTACCAGGCCATTGTAATTATACAAGAGAGGGTTGGTTGTATACGCCATTGATTCAGGTTCAGAAATGATAGAGCATATATTTCCTATTCCTTTCTATAAAACTAATGTTCCATGCCCTAAGAAAGAATGGGATGGTATGATGGAAGTTTGTGAGAAATTTTATAATAGAAATTTAGATGAGATTAATTCTTGTGGTAATCTTACAGGTGATCAGGATATACCAGAGTTCTTTTTGTTGCATACCTCTAAGAAATTCTATTGGTTGAATTATCATATGGGTCAGGCAGTTAGAGATTATCTCTCTCAGATAACAGTTCTAGATGACGATGGTAATGATCCAGATTATTCTGTTTTCTTCCAGAAATCATGGCCGAATGTAACACGGTTGCAGAAGGGAGGTAATCCAGATCATTTACATAAAGGATCTCATTTGAGTGGTGTATATTATCTTAGGACTGCTGGTACAGGAGGAAATATTACTCTTATTAATTCTAATGAGATGGATATGTTACCATTGAATTTGAAAGAACATCTAGGGATATATGAATTTTATCCTAAAGATGGTGACCTTATAGTTTTTCCCTCTAGTATTATGCATAGGGTTGTAGATTTTAATGGACCTGAGTTCAGAGCATCAATAGTGTTTGATATATTCATTACATCTACTGAGACTGTTGATGAGCGTTATGAAAATGTGGTTACTTCTCCACAGTATTGGGTGAGAGTATGATTGCTGAAGTATACGACAATTTATTTTCTCCTGCTTTCATAGCAAATACTGATGAGTTTATTCATACTCTTCCTCTTACTTGCACCAATGAAGCAAATGGTACACGCTACCCTGATGGTGGTGGTGGAACCCATAGACTTTTTGGTGAGAATTTATTTGAGAGAACTAGTGTTAATACAGTTACTAATTGGACATCTAATGCCAGTGTCTTTTTTAATATGTTACATCATATTGAAGAAGAAACTAATCAAACATACTATTTGAGTAGAATTGATTTGAATCTTCAGCATTCTTTTTGTGATGGTAGTGCTCATCTTGATGGTGACCTTAGTAATTTAACTATAATGTATATGCCAAACTGTCAATGGGATAAAGAATGGGGTGGTCAGTTTCAGATTTTGGATAAGCAAGATGGTGAAGTAATAGAAGAGCATGAGTATGTGCCTGGAAGAGTTATTATTTTTCCATCTAACTATTGGCATAGGGGTCTTGGACCAAGACATCCATATGTGTATAGATACACTATCGTGTGGAGAGTTAGAGCAGTTAACACTATTGAATTATGAAAGAATATAATTACACGACAGATATTAAACCATCTATAGCTACAGTACCTAAGTTTTTATCTGCAAATGATTTTAGTTATGCTGTAGATTTTGCTCAACATGTACCATATGTTTGGGGTGAGACTGATGATGGTAGAGAGAAACCAACTGGAATGGTTTATGATATTATGGATGAAATGATAGGGGTTGGTGAGTTAGATAATGGAGAGATAATGATGGATTCTGAAAGAAATATAGCAATGGATGATCGTGATAGGTATATAATTGATATGTTTAATGCTAATATATGTTCTAGGTTTCCAGAGATGGAACAGTATGAATTGTACAGAGCATACATTAATTGTTTTGCTCCTAGAGAGTTAGCAAATTTTCATCAAGATTGTGCTGAAGGACATGATGCTATAACTTGTTTGTTTTATGGCAATCAACTTTATACTGGTCTAGATGAGGGTGGAACAACTGAGTTCTATCTAAATGATAAGATCATTGGTATCCCACCAGTACCAAATACATTATTAAAATTTACTGCATGGATTTGGCATAGAGCAACTCCTCTTAAATCTGATCATCGTTTTACTTATGCGTTCAAGTACTGTAGAAAGGATAATTAAAGATGATCGTTACTTCATAGAAGATAATTTATTTCTTCCTGAAGTTATAGATGAGTTGAGAGACTTTGCATTGACTACAGATGTAAAGGATGATTCTTATGATGGATATTACTCCATAAACTACTCAAAAGGTGCATTCCCACTGGCTTTGTTGGAGGATATAGTCATCTCACTCAAATTAAAATATACATTTTTAGGGGAATTTACTAGGGGTTGGGCATTTGTCCATGACAATAATGCTAATGGTGTTACACCTCATGCAGATCCAGCAAAATATAATGTGAATCTTTGGGTTACTCCTAATAATTCTGTAGATGATCGAGAGAGTAATGGATTAATTCTTTATGATGTTAAACCACCACCAAGTTGGAGCTGGGAGGATTATAATAATGATATAATAATGATAAGAAAATACTTAGACTATACTAAATCTAAGAAGACTATCATCCCCTATGCATGTAATAGACTTTTGATTTTTAATTCTAAATATTTTCATGAGACTAATAAAGTTTCTATGATCGAAGGGTCAGAGAATCGTAGGGTTAACTACACATTCATGTTCGAGTGACTAAATTTTTTAAAGCATCTGATTTTGAATTCAATCCTACTTGGGCTATCAATGTTGAGCCTTGGAGGGATTCTAAGATCATGTTTATTGATGATGTGTACAAGTATCCAGATAGAGTCTATTCATATTTGGATTCTGTTAGAGCAATTAGAACTCATAAATCTATTAAGGGATCTAAAAATGGTATAGATTTTATGGATGGCCAGATGGCCATAGATAATAGATGGGATCAGAATAGGAAGTTTCTTATTGAGATGCTTGCCGATGCATATGGTGTACCAGATATAGATCCAAATTCTATTCCAAATGCTACTAATACATTTAGATTAATATCCGATTATCCTGGTGCTGGTAACTATTGGCATCCTCATACTGATGGGCAATTAAATTTCATGATTTATATGAATCCATCTCATCATATGAAGGCAGGTACTACCTTGTATAGAGCCGCTAATACAAAAGCAAAGGCATATTTGATGAAGAAAGATACTGAGCACTCTACTCCTTGGAGAACCAATAAACATTTTGTTGAAGAGTTGTGTATCTTAGATAGATTTAATCAAGGGGTTGTTTTTCCTGGTCAGTGGTTCCACGGTCAAACAATAACAGATAATTTTTTTAAAACCACTACAAGATTTACTGAAGTTACTTTTATTTGAGTCATGTTGAGAGTTCAATGTACAGTTTGTAATACTATAATTACAGGAACAGGTAAGCCACAGGTATGTGGTTGTGAGAACCAGTTGGTAGTGGATGATACCACATTCACAGCGAAATCTTTAGAGAAAATAAAATGTTTAAATACAAATGTTAAGGAATCTGGACATTTGACTGAAGATCAGTTAAAATGGCAACAACAACGCCGTAAAAGACGGATTCGCAAATTAACCTACGAGGAACGATGATTGACTTAGATGCCAGATACCACGACTACCTTCACAAAGGAGAAAAGAAGTTTCGGATTGATGGCATCGAAGAAAAGGTTCAAGGGTATGGGTATACTGATGATGGTAAAGATATAGATGGTTACTATGTAACTACAGAGAATTATACCTTGTACTTTTGTAAGCAAGGTGGGTTTAAGCGTAAGGAAGAACTGGTTAAATGAGTGGAGACTGTAAGAACCAACCAATAATATTCTATAGTAAAGAGATGACAGTATCCAAAATGATTTTGTTGTCGTCAAGGGGTATTAAGTTTGAAGTAGAAGAATTAAAAAAGGAATTGACAAAGGAAGAAGACTAGACTATAATAACTGAATAAATCTGACAGATTAATTATGTCCTGTGGCAAAAATCATGCGTATGATAGGTATCAGAGTGCTGCTGATAGTGCTAAACTAGCAGTAATCGAGGCCCTAAATATTGACGAAGAGACAGATACGCTAGAAGAACTCTGGAGCATATACTTAAAGCTTCGTTCTATAGCAGACAAGTCCGCACAGCATTCATCCCCTTCCCTATTTGGTGACGATACTATAGTAATAGGGTCAGGTAGTACAGCAGCATATAACATCGAAGTCGATACCAGCAATTTTGAAGTAGGGTTAGGATCTGATTTTACTTTAGCAGGAGAACCCGTAACAATATCAACTGCTGGTCAAGATGTTATAACATTTGGTGAAACCGCTAGTGCAGACACTATAACATTCAGTTAAATGAAAGCACTAATCACTGGTATTACAGGACAGGACGGATCGTACCTTGCTGAATTTCTCCTTGAAAAAGGTTATGAAGTTCATGGTGTGGTTCGTCGTGCTTCTCTTATCAATACGCATAGGATCGATCACATATATGATCAGATCCATCTCCATTATGGAGACCTGACAGATTCAGGAAGCATGATTAGTCTCGTACAGACAATAAAACCTGACGAGGTTTACAATCTTGCTGCTCAGAGTCATGTTAAGGTGTCGTTTGAGATACCTGAATATACTGGTGAGGTAGATGCCCTTGGAACTCTTCGTATTCTAGATGCTATTCGTCTTCTAGATCACGAGTGTAAGTTCTATCAAGCATCTACCTCAGAGTTGTATGGATTAGTGCAAGAAGTCCCACAAAAAGAAACTACACCATTCTATCCTCGTAGTCCTTATGGGTGTGCAAAGTTGTATGCTTATTGGATTACTAAGAACTACCGTGAAGCATATGGAATCCATGCTAGTAATGGAATTCTATTCAACCACGAGTCCCCTAGGAGAGGCGAAACTTTTGTAACTAGAAAAGTTACAAGAGGTCTGTCTCGTATCTCCACAGGGATAGAGTCAGAACTGTTGTTAGGTAATTTAGATGCTAGAAGAGATTGGGGACATGCTAAGGACTTTGTTCGTGGCATGTGGATGATCACTCAGCATGAAAAACCTGACGACTTTGTTCTTGCTACTGGTACAATGCGTAGCGTTAGAGAGTTCGTTGAGGAGTCTGCCCATTATTTTGGCATGAACATTGAATGGCGTGGTGAAGGATTAGAAGAGGTTGGCTATTGCAAATCTCTAGGTAAAAACATCATTAAAGTTCACCCTAAATATTACCGCCCAACTGAGGTGGAAGAACTTCTAGGGGATGCAACTAAGGCGAAAGAAATTCTTGGGTGGGAACCTGAGTTATCATTTACTGATCTTGTAGAAGACATGTGTATTTACGGACAATGAACTGTAGCAAATTTCACGAAATTAAAAAATGTAGGGTCTGTGGTAACGAACATTTAGATGTAGTTCTAGACCTAGGTGATCAATATCTTTCAGGTATTTTTCCTAAAGAGATTGATAAGGACATGTATAAAGGTCCACTAACTCTTGTTAAGTGTAACGAGAAGAAGGGTGGATGTGGACATGTTCAGTTACAACATACATTTGATCTCCCTACCATGTATGGAGATGAGTACGGATACCGTTCTGGACTAAACAAAAGCATGATTCGCCATCTTAAAGAGAAGGCAGTCAAGATCCAAAGTGATATTGAACTTGAGTCTGGTGATATCGTAGTTGATATCGCAGGTAATGATGGAACTTTCTTAGGATTTTTCCCTCATGATTTACAACTCATGAGTATTGATCCTACTTCTAAAAAGTTTAAAGATCATATCCCTGATAATGTAAACTTCATTGCTGATTTCTTTTCTGCTGATGTATTCACAGAAAGGTTTGGTAAGCAGAAGGCAAAGGTTATTACTTCATTCTCTATGTTCTATGACCTAGAGGATCCATGTGAGTTTGCTAGACAGGTTCGTTCCTGTTTAGAACCAAATGGTATCTGGGTACTTGAACAGAGTTATATGCCTGAGATGTTAAGGCAGAATTCATTTGATACTGTATGTCATGAGCATCTATCATACTATGGTATGAGGCAACTCAAGTACATCATGGACAAAGCAGGATTTAATATTGTTGACTTTGAATTTAATGATGTTAATGGTGGTAGTATCTCTGTTGTAGTTACTCCTTCTACTAACTCAAAACTTAAAGAATGTACTACATCTTTAACTGCTCTGATTGCTAGTGAGATAGAGCAAGGATTAGATACAACTAAACCTTGGGAAGATTTTGGTGATAGAATTAACTCCTGTAAAGAGCAGTTCTGGGAGATGATTAATTTCTATAAGAAAAACAATGCCAAGATCTGTGCTTTAGGTGCAAGTACTAAGGGTAATGTAACACTCCAGACATGGGAAGTTACTCCTGATGACATTACTGTTATAGGTGATGTTAATCCTGATAAGGATGGATCATATACACCTGGTACTTGGATTCCTATTAAGGATGAAGCAGATGTTATGCTTTATGAATATGATGTTCACATTGTATTGCCTTGGCATTTCAGAGACTTCTTCTTAAAGAATGAGAAATTCAAGGGCAAGAGATTCCTTTTCCCCTTACCTGAACCCGAAATTGTTATTGCTCAATGAAACTGAGAACAATGGATAAAAATTCTAAGATCTTTGTGGCAGGCCATAAAGGACTTGTCGGTTCGGCTATTGTTCGTAAACTGAAGAGTCAGGGTTATGAGAATATTATTACTCGTAACAGACAACAGTGTGATTTAACTAACTCAGGTCAAGTTAAGCAACTGTTTGAGGAGAACAATATTGATTATGTCTTTGATGCTGCTGCTAGAGTCGGTGGTATTCATGCTAATGACACTTACTCAGCAGAGTTTATCTACCAGAACACAATGATTCAGACTAATCTGATTCATTGGGCATACAAATATTTTGTTAAGAAGTTTGTGTTCCTTGGTAGTGTTTGTATCTACCCTAAGTATGCTCAGACTCCTGTTAAGGAAGAGTCATTGATGACAGGTGAATTAGAACCTACTAATGAAGCATATGCTATTGCTAAGATACATGGCATAGAGATGCTTAAGATGTA